ACTTATTATGTTGACTTTGCTAATTCCACAGTTATTGCTTTGAAAGCAACTGCTGTCGGTTCACGTATTGCTCTAACAAAAGGTGCGAACCAAACAGGTCACAGCTTTCGAGGACAAACAGCTTCGGCTGTTATGTACTGTGATAATCAGATCATCTTTGGTTCTGGAACACAACTTAACGACTCAGCCAATGGTTATTCTAATAATGAATACATTCGTATCGGTGCAAACACTACTAGTAATATCCGTAGAGTTGTTAACACTGTAAACACGACTGCTCTTATCGTCAGCCAGCCTTTTAATAATTCTTTCTCAGCTTCTGCAAACTCTCATTATAAAATGCCGGTTGTCGCCGAACCTACATCAATTGTGATTTCTGGATCAAACGGATATATATCGAATACCAATCTAACATCTGTTCAGATAGCAATTACAAATTCATCATTATCTGGAATTTACTTCTCTGTAGGTGAGAAAGTTGATATGACAGATGTCAGTTTGGTAAACCAAGGCGCAAATGCTGTTGTAGCTTTTTCCAATTCTTCAACTGTTATCTTATCGAGTGTGGCCGGAACATGGCAAGCTAATAGTGGCGGGAATCAGTTTTATGTAAGTGGTGAATCTTCTTTACAAAAATCCCAAATTATGTCGGTTCAAAGTAATCCTAATATTACCATTAGTAATCCTTACGGTGAATTTAAACTTGGTTATCCTGTAACATTTAGAACTACAGCAAACGGTACTTCAAGTGGTAATGCAACTTTGATTGCTAAAATATCATTACCAAATGATCAAACAGAATATCAGATTGGACCTACTGTAAAAGTGACAGGTGACGGCTCCAACGTTGTTGCAATTGCTGTTGTCAATACATCGGCTAATTCAAGTTATAATATTGTTGGTATTAATATAGTAAATCCAGGTACGGGGTTTACACAAGCAAATGTTTCAATTTATGCAAATACAAATTATGGTATTGGTGCGCAAGCCAGAGCAATTATATCTCCTGTATATGGTCATGGATATGATGCCGTAACTGAACTTGGTGGTAGATATGTTGGTGTTGATGCTGTATTTGATACCATAACAAATGAAAGTTATAAAATACTAGGTTATGGTTCTTATAGAAAAGTTGGTATTCTTCAAGATCCACAATTTAAAGACATTAAAGTAACTCTTACAAATTTTGATAGGACAAACTTTACTCTTAATACTTCAAGTTATTCTTCTACAGGTGGTGGATGGACAGCAGGCGAAGTTGTTCTACAATCATCAACCAATGCTGCTGGCGTTGTTGTTTATGGTAACTCTTCGTTCCTTCAACTAAAAAGTGTTAAGGGAACATTTAATATCTCAAATACAATCTATGGATATTATTCTAATTCAACAGCAAATGTAAATGCGGCCAATACAATTTATTTTCCTGTAGGTAATTCTGCAGAAATTATTACTGAGTCCAATTCAGGGTCGATCGGCATAGTAACCTCAATAGTAAACAATAGTGTATATTTCATGAGTAATGTTGTCGGTCAGTTTGTCGCCGGAGATATTATGTATGATAGTGTTGTAAATGCTTATGCTACTGTTTCCAGTATCTATACTGCTAACGGTACAACCGATGTATCTTCTAGTTTTGGTATTCATTTTAATCAAACCGGAAGAATTACTCTCACGGCTAATACCGGAGCATTTTCCAATAATGAATATGTTCAACAAGAGATTTCACTTGCAAGCGGTAGAATTATTTCAAATAGCGATGAAAAAGATCTATTGGTTTCCTCTATGAGTGGAACAGTTGCAATTGGGCAGACTGTAACCGATACTACAACAGGTGCTAATGGTATTTGTATTTTTGCAAACTCTACTTATATAAAATTGACCGCTGTAAGTCAAAGTTTATCTTTCGGTCCAACCCACACTATAAATAATGGATTAGGATCTACAGCAACTATTTCTTCTGTTTATCCTGTTTTAATTTTGAGCGATGTTTCAGACGTAAATAATTTTCAAGCTGGTTCAAATGCTATCATTGGTCAGACTTCAGGGGCTTCAGGTACTTGTAATAATTATCTGTTAATTACAAATCCCGATTTGGTTAGAGATTCAGGAAAAATGATTTACGTGGAAAGTTTTACACCAGTTACTCGTTCAACAACTTCTAAAGAAGAAGTCAAACTGATTATAAAGTTTTAAGAGGATAGAATGGCACTAGATACAGACCTTTCACGTAAGCCTTACTTCGATGATTATGATGTAACGAAGAATTTTTATCGTGTATTATATCGCCCAGCGGCTGCCGTTCAAGCACGAGAACTCAATCAGATGCAAACTATTTTGCAAGATCAGATTGATAAATTTGGCCGTCATATTTTTAAAGAAGGTTCTGTTGTTGAGGGTTGTGGATTTACGTTTGATAATGCTTACAACTATGTAAAGATTAAAGATAATTATGCTAATAATTCTGCTATTTCAAATATAAATGATTTTGTTGGTAAAATTGCTATTAATAATAACGGATTACAAGCAAAAGTTGTAAATGCATTAGGTGGTTATGAATCTTCTGATCCAGATTTAAACACTCTTTATTTAAAGTATTTGAATTCTAGTACATTTGCAAATGGTTCTCAGCAAAGTGTATTTGCAAATAGTGAAGTAATTCAAATTCAAACTTCTTCAAATGTGAATATTGGAAATGTTGTTGTTGCTACAGTTTCCAATTCAACAGGTCAAGGATATGGATTTACCACAACTGAAGGTGTAATCTTCAAGAAAGGTTTCTTTATTAGAGTTCAGCCTCAAACTTTGGTTGTATCAAAATACAATAATGTCCCCGATAATATTTCCGTTGGGTTCGATGCAGTAGAAGAAATTGTTACTCCTGAGATTGATACATCACTTCTTGATAATGCTGCCGGTTCTCCAAATTATGATGCTCCTGGTGCACATCGTTTGAAACTTGTTCCTACTCTGGTTACAAGAGCATCTAATACCGTATCAAATACCACTTCATTCTTTTCACTTTGTGACTTCAAGAATGGTCTGCCGGTTTCAATTAAGAATGATCCGCAATATGCGGCCTTGTCTAAAGATACAGCCCGCAGAACGTATGAAACAAACGGCGATTACATTGTCAATCCGTTTCTACTGAGCACAACCAAGAAAATTTCAAATGGTGCTGCAAATACCACATATAATAGTATTGTTGCATCACCAGGTATTGGTTATGTAAAGGGATACAGAGTTGAGTTTATCAATAATAATACCGCTGATCTGAGAAAAGGTCTTGACTATGCAACTGTTAACAATCAGATTGTAACAGCCACATTTGGTTATTATCTAAATGTAAATGAATTTTGTGGGGATTTTAACAACAAAAATGCGACCCAAGTCGATCTACATAGTGTGGCAAAAACAGCTATTTCAGGAAAAACATTTCTAAATACTTCATATTCCGCCACTACAAAAATCGGTACTGCTTATATTCGTGGTGTTGGTTATGCATCAGGCACTCCAGGTGTTGATGCTGTATATGAAATCTACGTATTCAATATTCAAATGCTACCAGGTCAAAAGATTTCCGATGTACGAAGCATAATTTATTCAAATGGTAGTTTATTGGCAGTAGCTGATATTATTCTCGATAAAGACTTCAACGGTGTTAACGTTGCTAAAATACAAGCTTCAAATGCAGAATTGATGGTTTATCCATTCGGACAAAATGCTATTAGACCTGAAGGATTCTCAACAACAGCTCAATACGTTTATAGAAATAGAGTCAATTCAAGTTTTGTTGCTGTAAGTGGATCTTTGGCTCTTACAATACCCGCCGTTGTAGGTACAGGTACCGAGTCATTTAATTATGGTACTGGAACCTTATCACAATCTGCCGAAACATCATTTATTATAATACCTTCTGCAAATGGATATAGCACAACTAAAGCAGGGACTGTATCGGTCAATACATCATCTACAAATGTTGTGGGATCCTCTACTTTATTCGTATCACAATATCAAGTCGGTGATTATTTTTATTGTAATACAGCTACAAAAAGAATTGTAGCTGTTACAAGTGATATTTCAATGACTGTTGATTCCGTATTTGCTTTCACATCTTCCGGTCTTACGCATCAAAAGACCTGGCCGGCCGGTGTTCCTATTAATTTTGCTTCTCTTTCAAGAACAATTAATATTACTTCAGGCACCACAGCCAATGTTGCTTTAGGTGAGTCAAGTAATGCTGATTTTACGGCATCAGTATATTTCAATACTTTACGATCAAGTACAGTACCTATCGCTAAGCAAATAAAAAAGTCAACCTATATCAAGATTCAAGCAAATACCAACGCTGGTGGAGTTACAGGCCTTGGTGTCTTGGTATTCCAGATGTTCGCAGATTAAATGCCGTTTATATTGATGAAACTGGTGGAACTTATGCCAATACAAATCTTAATATTACGGGTTCTTTTGGTTTAAATAATGGTCAACAAGATTCATATTACGGTCTTGCATATATTTCTTCTGGAAGACCAATCGCACCAAATGCAACACTGCTTGTTTCAGTAGATAATTTTGTTGCATCTCCTTCTCAAGGTGTTGGATTCTTTACAGCCGCTTCGTATCCGATCGACGATGCTAATACATCAAACACTTCCGCAATTCAGACATATCAGATACCACAATATACTTCAACGATTGGTACTGCGGTTGATCTTAGAGATAGTATTGACTTTAGACCATACGCTGTAAATACAGCCGTAGCTAATGCTACAATTGTATCCGCAACAGTTAATCCTTCAAATACTCTTACTCTGCAAACATATGGATCCGGTGGAGCTTATCTTGTCTCACCTGATACAAATTATCAGTCCGTTGTTCAATATTACTTACCGAGAAAAGACAGAATTGCTTTAACAACAGCCGGTGAAATTCTTGTGACTGAGGGTGAATCTTTGTTGGCGCTTGTTCCGCCGAACGAAATTCCTGGTACCATGACTATTGGTTTTGCTACAGTGACACCGTATCCTTCTCTCACTCCAACTGAAGCTAAAACATATAATCGTTATGATTATTCTATTCAAACTAGTCTGCTTCAGACAAAACGCTACACTATGGCGGATATTAATAAACTTTCAAAGAGAATTGAAAGACTTGAGTATTATACTTCTTTAACACTCTTGGAACAATCGACAAATTCCTTATTGGTTCGTAGTGATGCGACAGGACAAAATCGTTTTAAAAACGGTATTTTGGTTGATCCTTTCAGAGATCATTCGATCGGTAATACAAATGATAAAAGCTATAATATTTCAATCGACAGAAATACCACGGAAGCCAGACCAGTATTTAATCAGATGACAGCCGATCTTCAGTTTGATTCGGTATCATCAACAGCTGTTAAAACTGGCGACTTAATTCTTCTACCTTATACCGCAAATAACTTAAATCAGAGTCAAAAATTTGCTTCCAAGTATAGAAACTGTATCGAAGGCAATATATATAATTATCGCGGAACACTTATTTTAAATCCCCCCGGCATTACAGCTCCGGATCTTTTACAGCGTCCGTTAATTAATTCAACTATTGATAATTATACCAACTTTGTTGGCGGAGGATCAAGTAGTAGACTTGGGACTGAATGGGGCAATTGGACCGATGCTGGAAATCCTTCTCTTGTTGGTCAAAACAGTCAAACAAATTTAACTGCCAGTTCTCAGGATTCGCGAACTTTTGCAACCACAACCACGTCAACATTGGCTCAACAACAAACTCGTGTCGGTAGAACTTTTACGACACAGCCTACTGAAACTACAATTGATAATGGTGATTATGTCACAGATGTTTCAATACAAACATTTGTACCATCTAGAGATGTATATTTTACCGCTAAAGGTATGAAACCAAATACAAATCTTTATGTATATTTTGATAGTGTTAACGTAAGTAATTATTGTCTAAATCTGATTCCGTATGCTGGATCTTGGGCACAAACGGGCGGTAATTATATAACAACAGCCGGTGCTTATACTTATATTGCTTATGATGGAACTGTTTATTCACACACTAATAACTGGGGTGGACAAATAACTAGTGATAGTTACGGTAATGTCTATGGTATCTTTAAAGTGCCGGCTAATGTATTTAAAAGTGGTCAATTAGAATTTAAACTAACTGATATTTCAAATCTAGCTCAAGGCGAAAGTGCCGTAACTACTCAAGCTACATATAGTTTATTTTGTTCTGCTCTTTCTGTGCAAAAACAAAAATCATTGTTGACAATAAGATCGGCTCAAATTGTTACACAAGAAGTTTCAGATACTCAAACAATATATCAGAATTCTACAACCACAAATGAATGGAAAGTGGCGTTGCCAGTGCTGACAGCCCAAACCCCGCCGGGTGGCGGGTCGCAGCCACCAACAGGTAATACTTCAATAGCATCAACCGATACCACTCAACCGCCAACTACTCCCATAGATAATACTGTACCGGATATTGGTTATTATGCACCACCAAATGACTATACTGGCGGAACCGTTGATATGGGTTCACCTGGTAACGGTGGTGAAAGTGACTCTGGCGCGGCCGGACCTGGTCCAGGAGCGGATGCGGCCGCTAGTAGTTCTGACGGTGATTCTAGTGATGGCGCTGGAGGAGATGCTGGTGGTGATGGTGGTAGTAGTGGTGGTACCGATTAATCAAAATTTGTATGTATATATAAATATTTAAAACGGAACAAAAAGTAAATGACGAAGCCAATTGCTCAAACTTTTATTGTAAATGAACCTGACAAAGGTGTTGATGCTGTTTTCTTAACAAAAGTAGATTTGTTTTTCCAAAGCAAATCGTCTACTTTTGGTGTTGAGCTACAAATAAGAGAAACTGTTAACGGTTTTCCTTCAAGCAAAGTGGTGCCATATGGTTCCAAAACTCTTTATACATCACAAGTTAATACAAGCCAAGACTCTTCGGTAAGTACAACGTTTACTTTTGATACACCTGTAGTTTTAAGAACCAATGAACAATACGCTTTGGTTGTTGTTCCTATCGGGGGTAATCCAGATTACAATGTTTGGATTGGTGCACTTAACGGAACTGATATTGTAACTAATACTCCAATTTTTACTAATAATCAGCTCGGTTCTTTGTTTATATCATCAAATGATTTAAATTTTACTCCGATTCAAAGCGAAAGTATGAAATATAATCTTTATACAGCATTGTTTACCGCTTCTTCAGCAACTGCAGTATTTAAAAACTCTGCAATTGATAGATTCTCTACCAACAAACATATTGGTATATTTTCTAGAGGTGAACAAATTGTTGTTTCCAACAACTCTTTACAAATATCTTCGTTGACAATAAGTGGTTCTAATACTTTTACCGTTGGGGAAACTGTATTTCAGCCTGCCGGAACTGTTACTGCTAATCTTTCACAAGCCACGGCATACGGAAATGTTATATTTGCAAATACAACAGCGGTTGTTATGAGTAATACTTACGGAGCTTTTGATACAATCAATACATTAAGAAGTTATACATCAAATCTTGTTGCTACCGCCCCGTCATTTGCAAATCAAACTGTTGTTACAACCTCCGCTTGTAACGTTATCACTGTACCGAATGCAAATTCAACTACAATTACGGACTTTACGGTAAACAATTACATCTATGTCGGGACTAATACAGGTGCTAATGTAAATGTTAAAAGAATTACATCCATTTCACCTACTTCTAGAACCTTGACTTTAGATTCAAATATTAACTTTTCAGATACAAGTGCTATCATTGGTAGAGTGAGAGCCGATGCAAATCTGAGAGGATATTTCAGTGCGATTACACCTGGTTATAATGGTATTCTAAGTATCTATGCTGTTTCTGCCAATTCATCGCAAAATTTTACTAACAGTAATGGTCAAATTCTTATTGGTGTTTCATCAGGTGCTTCCGCACAGATTAACAAAATTGTTGATACGAATTACCAAAGTATAACAAGTCAAATTTCAAATATATACCCAAATCAAACCGATATAGCTTGGGGATTTGAAGGGACTGATACCAGCAGAAATGTGGATTCTTCTTACATAACTGTTGATAGTGATATACCATATGAATTCATTGATAAACCTAGAATGCTGGTGTCCAGAAGTAATGAATATGCATATTTGAGCGGCAATAGATCACTGTCTGTTTCTGCATCCTTAAGTAGTTCTAATACAAAGATTAGCCCATATATTGATACGATTCGTAATCTTGCAACATTAACTGATAATGTTATTTGTAAGCAATCTGATCTATCTGGATACAGAATTGCTTACAGTAATACAAACGGTAATTTTTATGCCGGTGATAATATTCAGCAAGCCAATTCAACTGTTACTGCTAGTGCCACTGTGTTCTCATCTAATTCAAGCACAATTTATGTAGTCAATGTAACTTCTTCTAATGTTTCTTCGGTGGCTAAATTTGTTTCATCAAATACCACAGTATACAACACAACACAATCAATATCAGCTAATATTACTGGTGTGACTGCGTTTGGTGAAGTCAGTGGTTATGCTCAAAAATATGCTTCTAGATATGTTTCAAAAAACGTTATTCTTGCGGATCAACAAGACGCGGAAGATATGATTTGTTATATCACCGCATATAGACCTACTGGCAGTAACTTTAAAGTCTATGGTAAATTCTTGGCTGGTGCTGATGCAGATAGCATTACAAGTAAAGATTGGTCCGCTATGGCTGAATTGTCGGATCCTACCCTTACCAGCAGTCTTGTAAATAAAGATGACTTCGTCGAGTTGATTTATGATCTACCAACTTCACTTATGATTATTGCCAATAGTGCCTCGGTGAATACAACTTCGGCAAATATTACGGTAAGTTCAACTGCCGCATTTACCGCCGGTGGATTTGTTTATGTGGCTGCTAATACTTCTTCCAATACAATTGGATTTAATGTTAGACAAGTTGTAGCAATACCTAATTCCACTGTATTGACCGTATCTTCTAACTTGTCAATAGCGTCTGCTAATGCTACGGTTGGAGTGATCCCAGGTCTTGAGTCTCAATACGGTGCGTTTAAATATGCTAATAATAACAACATCATTCGATATACTACTTTGAATGATGGTGTATATGAAACATTTAAAACTTTTGCGACTAAGATTGTTCTGATTTCCAATACAACTCAGATTATTCCTAGAATGGCAGATATGCGTTGTCTGGCTTTACAAGTATAAACTTATGACTGAAATTTTAAAAGTAAAAGATAATAAGGATCTTGTTAGGTTAAAAGACAGCAAAGCGGTTTTAAATACTAACTCAAAAGAGCTTGATAAATACAAGCAGGATCGCGAAGAGAAAATTAAATTGCAAAAGTTATTTAAAGAAAATGATCAGCTTAAGAATGATGTAGAAGAAATTAAGTCTTTATTAAGACAACTGATAGGGCAGAAATAAAATATGACTATTGCAGTAGCTAACGTATCAAATACCGATACCTTCGGTTCTTGGTTATCGAAAACAAATACACTTGCCACTATTGTATCTCAGAATACAGTTACTGTTGACACTTCTTCAGCCGGATCTTTATCAACCGGAAACGCATATGTAAATGGTTATTTTGGCGCAAACACCCTAGTTGCTTATACGGGTATTGCTGGTGGGACTTTAGCTACCGGCAATACACTTAATTTAATTACAAATACTGCTTTTACTTATGCAAGTTCAAATTTAGTATCATTTAATGCAAATTCAATATATTCAAACGTAGTAATTACAACCAATTCAATTTATATTATAGCCACCGGTGGTAATACGACTATCGGTGGCAATTACTTAAATATTAATGCAAGTGTTACAAATGTAACTTCTGGTACATTAAATGCCACTGGTAATACAACTATTACAGGTAATACAATATTAAAAGCAAATAGTGTTTATAATGTTTTTGCTGTTAACGGTACACAAATAGTTGCAAATACTTCGAATACCACAATCGTTGGAAATGTATATCTTTCTAATACTTTAAGCGTTGTAGGAGCAGTAAATCTTCAGTCAACGGCAAACGTGACAGGAAATTTAGGTGTTGGTGGTAATGCAAACGTAATCGGTAATATGGCGGTTGGTGGAAGTCTTGCGGTTTCAGGGAGTTTAACTTATTCCGGAACAGCCGCAGGTAATATAGTTCCGGCATCAAGTAATTATTATAATATTGGTAATTCTAGTTCATCCTGGCTTTACGGTTATTTTAACTATGTGATATCCTCAAATATTTCTACAACTGGAATATTATTACTTAATTCGATAGCGCATAAATATGCAAATACTTATACATTTAATAATAGTACTGCGGCCGCAAATATAGATGTCGTCTTGACTTCATCATATCGTTCTTTTGAATATACGGTTCAACTTTCGGATACGACTGTAACGCCGACACCATATTATCATATGACAAAACTTATTATTCTTCATGATGGAACAACACCATACATAACAGAATATCAGACCTTATTCAATAGTGTTTCTCTTGGTACTTTTGATGCAGTTATTAGTGGTGGTAATATTGCTTTACAGCTAACTCCAACGACAGCAAACGTTGTGGCTAAATTCATCAGAACTTCCATCGTTCCATAAGAGGTTAAAATGGCAGCCAAAGTAAACATTGTAATTGATCAAGGTGCTACGTTCAATACAACGTATACAATTCATGATGCAATTGATGAACCAATTGACTTTACTGGGTTTACAGCCAACTCACAAATTAGAAAATCGTATTCTTCTTCAAATTCTTATACGTTTGATGTAATTTTAAATAATACTGGTTTAGTCACTCTTTCCATGAATGCAGCAACAACTAGTAGTATTGTTGCCGGTCGTTATGTTTATGATGTTGAGGTCGAAAGTCAATCCGGCATTCGTTCTCGTATCGTTGAAGGAATTGTAACTGTTACTCCACAAGTGACGAGGTAATATGTCTTTCGTAGTCAAATCTGTAACTACCAATCAATATAAGGTTAAAGTAGTCAATCAGAACGGCTCACTTCTGACGATGCCGGCTAGTGTCCCTGTTGTTACTGCTTCGGCTATTTCCGACCTTACAAAGTTTTCAAATACTTCTGCTATGCTGGCGAATGACGCCACAACGTATGCAAATGCAATAGCCTACGCATCAAATCTTGTATCCAATGTTACCGTGGCTTCTATTACTGATGTTCAGCTTTCACAAGTTCCTCCGGCAAATAATAGCACGCTGGTGTTCAATACAACAAATAATAAATATGTCGTTAGACAAATGGATCTAGACGGGGGAAATTTTTAAGTGGCAAATTTAATTCAGATCAAACGTAGTACCACCGCTAGTACTCCAGGATCTTTAGCTAATGGCGAGCTCGCCTATACATCGAATGGTGATGTTCTTTATATTGGTAGTCCAAATGGTAGTATTGTTGCGATTGGTGGCGTAAGGGTTCCTGGATTCCTAACTGCAAATCAGGCACTTGTAGCAAATACAACTGGATATCTTAACGAAATCAGAGCGGCAAATCTTGTTGCAACCAAAGTTTATGCTAACGGTGCTTTTGGTACTAACGGACAAGTTATAACATCCAATTCAACTGGTGGAATTTACTGGAATACTCCTCTACCCGGTGTTGTCGGTTCGAATACACAAGTTCAGTTTAATAATAGCGGTGCTCTTGGGGCTAACGCAAATCTGACATTTGACCAAGCAACTGCTACCCTAGCAACAGTTAATATCAATTCTAATACTGTAAACGCAGCTGTTTATACCGTCGGTTCAAGTTTTGTAGCCAACAGCACTGGCGCATTCCTGACTGGTACTGTCAATGCTTCTTCAGTATCTCTTGGTAGTAATTTTGTTGTTAATGCCACAGGTGTTTTTGTTGCTAATAGTGTAAATGCTTCATCATTCTCTGTCGGTTCAAATTTTGTTGCAAATTCAACCAAAGTCGTAATCGGTTCAAGTGTTGGGTTGCAAGCTAATGGTAGTATCGGAACAGCTGGTCAGGTACTGCTTTCTAATGCTTCTTCTGCTTATTGGGGTGATAGAGTTTCTTCGGTTGCTACAGGTAATGGTCTTATTGGTGGTACCATCACCACAACCGGTACCCTATCAGTTCTTGCAAACAATGGTATTATTGCCAATTCAAGCGGTGTATTTGTAAATCCAGGGACTGGTGTCACTGTTAACTCTTCCGGTGTTTATATTGGTCAGCCTGTTGCTGTTACCGATAGTGTTACATTTGATTCAATCAGTGCCACAGGTAACGTTGTTCTTGGTAATAATATTGTTGACAATATAAGTTTTATTGGTAGAGCCAATACAAATTTTAATCCAGCGGCGAACGTTGCCTACGATATCGGTCAATCAGGTCAGCGCTGGAATTATGTTTGGGCTGCAAACGTTCATGCCACTCGCGGTTATATTGAAGGTAATCTAGAAGTCGGTGGTGATATTTTTGTCACTGGTAACCTTGTAACCACAAACGTTAGCTCGGTAATCATTTCGGATCCTCTGATTATTCTAGCTTCTAATAATCATACTTCAGATCTAGTAGACATTGGTTTCGTCGGTCACTATTATGATGGAACTACAGATAGACATACTGGTGTTATTAGACATGCTGCTACGGATGCTTATTATCTGTTTAAAAACTATACAACAGAACCTGGCAGCAATGTTGTTGATATCAACGACCCATCTTTCAAACTGTCTTCAGTATGGGCATATCTGAATTCCAGTGGTATAACAACAAATGCAACATCAGTTGTTGTAACTGCAAACTCTACGGTTAATGTAGCAATCATCGCTAACTCAATTTCAATATCATCACCGCTGATGGCAAATAGTGGTGGTACTGGAATAAACACAGTTACAAATAATGCTATTCTGGTTGGTAATTCCACTAATGGATTTACTCAATTGGCTCTAGGAACTTCAGGTTATGTATTACAGTCAAATGGAACTGCTCTAGTTTATAACATACTTGATGGTGGAACATTCTAAAGGAGAATTTATATTATGAGTGAAACTGATAATGACTTTTTTGTTGAAACGTATATAAAGAAACAAGAATCACTTTTTCTTGAACAAATGCGTAGACTACTACAGGCTGATACAAAATCAACTGTATTGGAAATGGCTCTTAACGAACGTAATGCCACCATTTCAGAATTGGAAGAACAAGTAAGACAACTGAATACTGCAATTAATCAAGCTGTAAATGGTTTGCAGTCGATTACCAATGATAGAGATGGATTAAAGAAAAAACTTGACGAAGCTGAAGAAAGAATAGTGTATCTAACAGATTTTCAAAACAAATATAAAACAGTAGAAAATGAACTTGCAAATAAATCTGTAACAGTAAACAAGCTTAGTACCAAAGTTGAAACTTATCAAAAAGATATGGATCAAATGAAAGAAAACTACAATAAAGTAAGTGGAGCTTTGGAAGAAGCTAATAGTAAACTATCAAAACTCAGCACTATTAAAAACAATAAAAAGAAACTGACGCCTAGCGACTCAGAGTGGACTGATGGCAACCAAGTTTAAAGTCAAACGAAGTTTAATAAGTGGTGTAATACCCACAACCCTAGATCTTGATCTAGGTGAACTAGGTGTCAATCTAGCTGATAAGAAAGTATACACTTCCAACGGCAGTTCTGTATTTGAACTTAGTTCTAATGTATCAAATATTTCAATAACCGGGAATCTGACTTTTGGTTCCGGTGGTTTTTATGCAAACGGTGATTCTGGTGCTGCTGGTCAGGTTCTTACCAGTAATGGAAGTTCGGTTTATTGGGCAACTTCTGCTGCAAAAGCCTCGGTACAAATAAGCAGTATAGCTCCATCATCACCTCCCCCAAATGACGGCGACCTTTGGTGGAATAGTAATACTTTAACTCTTTACATTTACAGAAACTTCCAGTGGGTTGTTGCTATAGCCAATGGCGGATCCAATACAAACATACAGTTCAATGATTCGTCCTTACTTGGCGGTTCAAATAACTTTACCTATAATAAGACAACAGGAACATTGTCTGTTAGTAATGTAACGATCAATTCAACTTCAATCAGTACCAACACCGCAAATATTGTTCTAGGTAATACGTCTGTTATTGTTGCTAATGGTAGCTTTGGTTCGAATGGTCAAGTCCTCACCAGCAATGGTTCTGGTATGTACTGGGGTTATGGTGGTGGTGGTCCATATGTTAAATTAACATCAAATACAACATTGACTCCGTATAGATCATTTCTTGCGGATACAAGTAATGGTTCAATTTATCTTACTTTGCCTGCATCTCCTAGTGTAGGACAAAGATTGTCAATTGCCGATGGTGGTGGGAGTAAACTAACAAATCCGGCTGTAATTTTAAGAAACGGGTCGACAATTGGTGATACTTCAAACGATTTATCATTTGATATGACAGATACAATTGCTGAATTCGTTTATACCGGGTCGACATGGAAAGTGTTTACTGTATGATAAAAAAGTATAAATAGAATGGATATATTTACGGAATTAATGTAAATGTTAAAGCTTTCAAATTTATACCAAAATACTTCTGCTATAGCCGCGGCTGCTGCACCATCAGAGTTTGCTATGCATGCTCTTTCGCGCGATGCAAATGGTTTACTAACATATACAAAGGTTTTGTGGTCTAATACCGCTGAAACAGTCAATATGACAAATATGACTGGTAAAGGTTTTGCATATAATGGTATGGAAGAATTCATTAACGGTTACACTTTAAGCAATGCTATGCATAATCTAGACAAGATTACAAGTGATCAAGTCGGTGAAAAAAATGTTATTACAAATACTTTTCTTGTTAGAGTAACTTCAGTTGGCGGCAATACTCAGTATACTATTAATGGTGATACAAGTCCGGTATTGTATTTGACTAAAGGTTCCACCTATAAGTTCGTAACGGAAGACAGTTCTACTATCGGTCATCCAATTTTCATCTCAACCGTTCCGAGCGGCAATTCTTATACGAACGAATATTTGTATGGCGTGGAATTTTCTAGATCGGCAAATGTTAGCGCTCAAACTCCAGATGCAAATACATCAACATCAAATCCTTTGATTTTTACAGTTCCTGTTGATGCGCCGAAACAGCTTTACTATGCTTCTGGAAATGATATTGGGTGTTTCGGAATTATTCGTATGGAAGAAGCATTGACAAACACAGTGAATAGAAAATATGAGCAAGTTAGATTTGATAATCAACAACTGAATTATTATTTAAATTCTCGAGGATTTTTGGTTGCTCGCTACGGCGCTGATTATTCTTATTCCTAAATAATAAAAAATAATAAAGATTCGGGGACATTAAATGGTCGATTTTGTACTAGGCAGACTAAAATTTACTTACCAAGGTAACTGGACAACCACATTTGCCTACATCAAAGACGACATCGTAACTTACGGTGGACGTACGTATGTTTGTGTCACCAATCACACATCAAATGCTTCTGCTTCGGGTGGTTTTTATTCTGATTCCGCTAACTGGAATCTGATCTCTGACGGTATTCAGTACAAGGGTGCCTGGTCGAACGGAGTATACTATAAGGTAAACGACCTTGTAAAGTATGGACCTGACATCTGGATTTGTACTGCTGGTCACACTTCTGGTTCAACATTCCAAAGCACAGAATCAAACTTCACTGTATTCGTCAACGGTCTTGAGTTCCTAAACAGCTACAATAATTCCACTCAGTATACCATCGGCGACGTAGTAACATACGGTGGTTATGTTTATGCAGCTAAGACAGACACTCTAGGTAACCTACCAACAAATGCTACTTACTGGAGCGTTGTAACTACCGGTTATAATCCTCGTGGTGCATGGTCTAGTGGTACTGCATATAAAATCGGTGATACGGTAATCTATGGTGCTTACAGCTACGTAGCATCTCAGGATAGCACTGGACAAGTTCCAGCTCCAGCTTCTTCTTACTGGACTCAAGTTGCTGCTGGTACTAAGTTTATTGGTACTTGGTCTAGCGGAACTGGCTATAAACTTGGAGATATTGTAACTTATGGTGCTTATAGCTACGTTGCTCTACAGGACGGAACCAATCAAAATCCTTCAACGGCTGGTTCTTATTGGCAACAACTAAATCCCGGCAATCAGTTCAGATCAACATACTCTGCTGGTACCACCTATAATAAAGGTGATATCGTAACGTATGGTGGTAACTCATACATTGCCATTCAGGATACTATTGGTAACACACCAACAAATGCAACTTACTGGACTGCTCTGGTTTCTGGCTTCTCTTTTCAAGGTGCGTGGTCAGGCGCTACAGCTTACAAAGTTGGACAGGTTGTAACGTATAGCGGTTATTCATATATCTGTATTCAGGATGCTTCATCTGGTACTGCTCCTTCGAATGGCACTTACTGGACTGCATTAAATTCTGGATTCAAGTGGAACAATGCTTGGGCAAATGCAACGTCATACCAGACTGGCGACGTTGTAAGCTATGGTGGTTCTTCTTATGTGTCTG